ATTCAGCATCCCCCGCATCCCTCGCAGCATCCCTCGCAGCCCTCGTAGCATCCGCAGCAGCCCACGCAGCCCCCGCAGCAGCCCCCGCAGCAGCCCTCGCAGCCTCCGCAGCATCCCTCGCATCCCACGCAGCCCTCGTAGCATCCCACGCAGCAGCCCTCGCAGCCCTCGCAGCATCCCTCGCAGCCCCCGCAGCAGCCCTCGCATCCCACGCAGCAGCCTCCGCAGCATCCCTCGCAGCCCCCGCAGCAGCCCTCGCAGCCCCCGCAGCATCCCTCGTATCCCTCGCAGCATCCCTCACAGCCTCCCACGCAGCAGCCAGTTGTTCTGCTGTAATCAATCCATTTGCAAAATCTCTAGCTGCATTAATTGCTTTCCTTGGACGGTTGTCTTCTGGATATTTTTCTTCGAAGATATGAAGAACGGACTCAGCGAAGTCAGCAACCATCAAACGAATTTCTTTATCGTAATCTTCAACAGCACGTAATGCCCAAATTGTATCAGCTGTACCATTGGCCTCCAAAATAGTTTTTAGTTCCAATGGTTCATCGTCAGCTTCTTTTTTATTTAAAAATGATAATAACTTTATCCAACCTTCTTCGCATGGACTTTGTTCTTTAATTTTGTTCAGTGTTGTTTTCATTATTAATGATTTTCAAATTTTAAAATTAAAAAATTTTCAAGATTGAGAAAAACAATGTTCCATTGTTCTGTTGTTAAGGAAGCAGTTGATAAAGGTTCATCAAATAACTTTGTAAACAATTCATCTTTAACTAGTGTATGGAGGTCAGCTTTTGTATAACCCGCATCAAAAGACCATTCCCCCAACACAGCAAAGTAATGATTCTGCCATTCTCTTTCTGTTCTATCAAATCTCTTAATAAGGAACATAAAGTAATCGCCATCAGGAAGACTTTTTACCCTGTCTAGGAATAACTTCCTATCTGAAATAAATTTTCAATTTATGATTTTTGCCTTATGATATTGTTGCATCAGTTTATAATTGGTGTGAACACTTGCCTCTCTTCATTATATACCCAAAGATATAATGTCGGGTCAGCATCCTTAATTAATTTGAAATCCAATACCCCTTTACTAGCTGCTTGAGCATAAGTGTATGTTTTCATTTGCAATTAAAATTTAATATTTTAAATGCTCTTGTTATTGTTAACTTTGGATAACCATCAAACTGTTCATGCAAAGATTTGTATTTATAATATAGTCCCTCTACACTAACCCAATCTCCATTTTGTAAACGGAACTTGTTATCATTTAAACCCTGACTTATTTCAAAACTTCCATTCTTACCACAATCAACTCTATAAACTACTTTTTCATCTTCTGTTTCAAGTAAATGTATACTAAATTTTGTTCCATATGTTCCTTGCCCTATTTTTTTAACAAGAAAATAAATGTCTTTTGCAAATATTTCTATTTCTTTTTTCATAAAAATGTTTTTGAACGGGACGAGGGAATTGAACCCTCAGTCGTATACTTTGACATCAATACTTTTCGTCTGGCAGAGTTTAGTCCTTCCAAATTAGGTTTTGCTGCGGCGAACTTCCTCTGAAGTATTTATCTTCAGCTATGAACTCTCTTTCTTGTTAATTACTTTATCAGTTCCTCAGCAATCTCAGTGATTGTTTTTTCAGTTTCAATAATTGCCATACTTGGAATCATTTTATCCAAGTCATCAGGAAAATTGCTTTCAATGATGTCTGCCGGTACAATATAATATTTTGCCATACGCTTAATTTTTACAAATATACGACAAAAATTCAATCCTACCAAATCAGAACCCATTTATTAATTGCCTTTCTAACCTTTTTTTATCTTTCTCAGTCAAAAGCTTCCCATTCCGGCCCAGATGAAACTTCAGGCAAACCGTACACCTGTATGGTACCACCTTATGAATGGCGTTGGGGTAGAGGTTTTGAATCTTGGCTACAGCAATCGCTTCCTCGTTGGTTTCGTAAGCTTTTTTCGGTTTGAAAATATGAACTCCGTTGACAATGTGGGAAAATTTTTGACATTGCATGCTGTTAGATTTAGTCGTTATTGGTTACATTGATTCTTTCTATTGTCTGGTATGGGATGAACCCGTCAAGGTTCGTTTCAATCACATCCAAGAAGTACTTAATTTTCTCAGCGAAATATTGGCCCATGGTAAAATTAATCGTAATGAAGCAATCCTCTTTCTTGTCCCACTTGGCAACATGAGTACCACGCTCACGGTAGCCGTTGTAATACTTTCCATCAATGAGATTATCCCTTGGAATGATGTTAGCCAATCGCTTCTCTTGTTCCTCATGCAGCCGAATACCATGTGCAATCATGCCTTGGTTATAGGCATTAACATGCTTGATGATGTTATCAACCTTCTCTTGGCCAAGCTTGTTGACCAGATGTGCATATGTTTGTCCTGTTGGTGGATTTGCCATAACTTTCTTTTTCCAAAGATATGAAAATTTCTGATATGAACAAATAAACCACACAAATTTATCGTGTGGTTTATCGTGCAGGTTAAAGTGCAACTGACAGGCGGCGGGTTGTTATTGTGCGCCCGCAGAGAATCGAACTCTGACACCATGGTTAAAAGCCACGTACTCTACCTTAGAGTTGCAAGCGCATAATATTACAGTACGCACTTGCAATCAAAGCCAGTGCTGTTACTGTTTTATACGTTTACGTTTAATCAAGGTGTTCATGTCTGTATCGTTTATGTTGTTAAAAATTCTTTTACTTGTTCTATGGCTCCATCTGATGTCCAGAATTGAAAGCCGTTGAATTTGCTTGTTATAATGTGTTGTTTAAGTACTGTGTCCTCACCGAATTGTTCAATAGGAAATTTTATTTTCTGTTCTCTTATTATAAAGTTTCAATCAAAGATACTTTAATTTTTCGAAACAAACAAATCTTTTTGAGCCTCTTGAGTTACTCGAAAACTCTCTATTCCAGATTACGAATCCGGCGCTCTACCTTACGAGCATAAAAGGCATTAATAACTTTTTCCGGTATTATATCGTTCCTTTCTTTTGTGTCTTCCATTACCCGTATTTAGTGATTTATACGTTGGTGTTAAGGAATGGCAGTTAGGACACAATAATTTTAAATTACTCAATTCGTGATTTGTTGAATTCCCGTCAATATGCTCTAATTCAATAGATATATTCCCAGTTACTGGATGCACTTTATCCCACCCACATTCCATACATTTGTTTCCATACTTATGAATTAAGTATTTTTTATACCGTTTATGATAAAGAGTTGTGTTGCCACTCTCAACCTCTTCAAATCTTTTCTTAGCTCTATAATCGTTTGCACATTTTTGCGAACAATATATTAATCCAGTACTTTTCTTAGTCTCCAAACAATTCGCACATTGTATTGTTCCGTATTTCGGCGGTCTTATCCGTTTTTTACCTCCAAGAATAAGAATATCCTTTTTAACTTTTAATTTATTATTAAAAGTTGCACTACATGAACTGGAACAAAACTTACGACTATGTGTCTTTAAATCGATTATTAATTTATCGCACCCCAAACAATTTACTTTATCGTAGAAAATCTCCTCGGCAAAATCAGATGATTTTAATTTTAAAGTATTTAATTTAAGTTTTACCGATTTGGAACTTCTCCCAGTGATAGTTCCAATTTTTTCATATGTATTCCCAGCTTTTAAAAGCTTTATACAATTTTCAATTTCTTCTTTTGACCATTTCATAATGATAATTATAATCATTATTTATGAATAAGTCAATAGCGTGATTCGAAAATTTTAGAGCCGAAGGAGGGACTCAAACCCCCGATGTTTATATACCTACTTACAAGGTAGGCCCAGTCGTCGCTGTGGCACTTCGGCATTTTAAAATAATAAGTCCCATAATTAACGACTTTTGGGTATTAGTAACCGGAACAGTCATGCGGCCAACTTATTATAATTTATTATATTTTCCGTAAAGCTTCTCAGCTTTCTTATCGAAGCCATATAACGTAATCATGTAATAACTTCCATCTATCTTAGTTGTTTCAGACAACAATCCCCACATTGCTTTACTTCTTACCTTAAACTCTTCGTAGGATAGTTTGTCCATATCTTTGAATAACTCATCTACTTCGTTAAAGAATTTAATTAAAATCTCTTTAACTTGAGAATTTTCAGCTTCTTCTATAAATTTGTTCATAAACAAAGATACAACTTATTATCTTGAGCGAAAAATCGGGCTCGAACCGACCACCCCCACCTTGGCAAGGTGGTGCTCTACCAAATGAGCTACTTTCGCAAATTTGAATTTTCTATGTGACCTGCGTTGCCCTATGAAAATTCTAACAGTCTGACTCAGCGGGGAAGATAGGAATTAAACCTACACCCTCCGTCCTCAATGCCGGTGCTCCTTCTTCAAGCTGCTTCCCCAAATTTGAATTTTCTATGGTTCTTGCTGTTTCAGCCAAGCCCTATGAAAATCCTAAACGGTCTCATAACTGAGAGCGAAAGACGAGATTCGAACTCGCAACCCTCGACTTGGAAGGACGATGCGCTACCAGTTGCGCTACTTTCGCTTTTGATTTTCTACGTTAACTTTCTTACAAGTCGATAAAAATCTAACAGTCTCCCTGAGAGCGCCATGAGGATTCCGAGACCTCGACCGTATATTTAAACCTGAACAAAACTCCTACATTAAGCAAAAATTTTTTAAAGGTTTGACATTTCTTATTTCATTGAGTTGCCTATTGGCATTCTCTCTATAAGCGTTGATTCGGATGTACGGCATCCTATTTTATTATTTAAAAGTCTCATAAAGACGAAGTTTTTTGGAAAAGTACGAAAAATTGTGAATTATTTGGTAGAAATGTTAAGATTTATTGTAGACGGTGTTGTACCCTACTTTATCTGTACTTATAAATAATCTACTCGCATCTTTTTGTTCTTGGTACCTGTCTGGCATTAAACCAGCTCAACGTTTCTTCAGCCTTATGCATTGTTATACCTCGAACTACTCTGATGCTTTGAACTAAATGCTTTCCATCAATTCCACATCCTATCTCCATAATTTAAGAGTATCTTTCTATACCCTTTCAGGTATAAAATTATACTTTATTTACTCTTTATACCCTTTCAGGTATAATTTTCAAAGAACTTTTTTATCCGAATAATCCACCCTTGTAAATACAGTCGGTGAAATCCTCGTATTTTTTTGTTTTAATTGTCTTCGGGTCAAGAACCTTATCAACCTTGTTATGTGAATACATATAGTTTGACTTTCTGTACTTCACCAACACATCAACTTCAAATTCAGGAACCAATTCTTCTTCAATTGAGATGCCGAGGTCATGGTCTGCGCCAAATTTTTCCAAGGCTTCTTTCAACTTTTTGATAAACTTTTCGTTTCCTTCTTCTTTAAGAAAGAACTCCCAAGATTCTCCTTCCCATTCATTGTTTTCAATAATTCGATAGTAATTCATAAAATAAAATTTTACAAAGATACCAAATTTTTCAAAGAACTAAACTCGTTTATTTTTCCACCTTTCTTTGCGATAAATTTTATATTCGGCTTTACAAATGTCGCATCTACAATTTTGGTTAATGTAACCCGATAAATTGTGTTTCCAACCCTCTCTACCGAAAATCAAATCACCATTTTCAATGCTCTTTTTAAGATGGCAAGAATAACATAATAATTGACATTTTTTAAGCTCAGCTAAAAACACTGATAATTTAGTTGTCAACATTGATGAAATCTCATTCACCTTATCCTCTGGTGTTATGTGGTCAAATTGTAATGTCTCCGTTGCTGGGCATTTACAACATTTTCCACCTAACAGCTCTATTGCCATTACTCGTCGCTTATCTCTGTAAGCTTTAATGTATTCCTTTGTCATGTAACAAAGTTACAAAAAATAAAATTGCCGTGGTCCAGATAGGACTCGAACCTATGAACTCCGAAGAGGGCAGATTTACAGTCTGCTGTCGTTGCCGCTTGACTACTGAACCAGTTAATCCACTATTTAATCATCAGTACTTAGTCTTCATTTAAAGGCTCGTGAATTAAAAACCTATAAACTACTTCCTGACTTTGTTGATACTAAAGGATTCGAACCCTTACCCAGCCACGCTCAAAACGTAGGATGCTACCGTTACACCAAATATCAATGTGTTCCCTTGAGATGAATCGAACAACTATCCTCTGCTTCAAAGGCAGTTATAATAGCCGCTATACGACAAGGAAATATGTTGCTTCTAATGGGGTCGAACCATTGTCTCGCACCTTCAGAGGGTGGTGTAATGCCATTATACCAAAAAGCAATGTGTCGAGAAGGCGGAAATCGAATCCGCTAAACCGAGCTTCCAAAGCCCAGCCGCTTAAAACCTTAGTCACTTCTCGTTATGTTAAAGAACTCTTTGAAAGGTCCTGTTGAACCCATCTAATGTATACCAGTTCTTGGCGTTTATACCTTTTAAACCGGCACCTATTTCTTCACCATTCGCATCCTTCTGACCTGATTTATACCTGTTTTTTACATTGGCATAATTCTGTGTTTCGATGCTGCTTGATGTCTTGTCTGTTACTATGCTTTCGATCCCAACTTCAACGTGGAATGCTTTCATTCCTATCTCTATTTCTTCGAACTTAAAGTCACTCTGTGTCCAATTCTCTTTCTTTATCTGCTTCATAAACCAATCATTTGTAGGGTAGGAGAATTTCGAAATCTCGTCCTCTCGTTTCCAAAACGAGAAATCTGCCTCTGATATACTACCCTATGTTAATAATAAAAAACCCCAGTGTCATTTATGAACTGGGGTCAATGTGTTTGTATTTAAAGTGGTTATACTCCGCCACCTCCGTTATACGACATACCCAGTCCACGAGAGCCTGTGCCTCCCTGCGGTTTCTGCTTCGGTTGATATGTTGTATACGTTTTCATTACTGTAAAATATGATTGTTTTTAAATGTCTTGTTTTGTGTGTACCTTTATAAATATATGCAAATATACGAAAGGTTTTTGAAATAGCAAGTTTTTATTGAACTTTTTTTAATTTATTTTTCTTTTGTTCGATTATTAGGTCTATCAGGAACTTCTCTTTGGGGTAGGCTTCCCTCTCCCATTCCTCATCCCTTTCACTCAAAAGTCGGCGCAGATTAGCAATTCTCAGGACCAAATGCCTTGCTTCACGCTTTTCAGCTTCGCTCATTTTATTTAGCTCCATTTGCTTTCTTTTGTGCGTTTATCTTGTCTCTCAATTTGATTGCCAATTCGTAATCCTCTTCCTCTTCAGCCAGTGTCAATTGCTCTTCCAATGTAAGAAGCTTAACTTCTGGTTGAAGTGAGTTATAAAACTCTGGTGTTACAGAATCCACAGCCAGCTTAACGAATTCGCCTTCGTCGGTGAACCATGTCATTCTTTTGAATACGATGCCGTCTTCCTCATAGGTTTCAACGATGTTTGGTTCGCCCAGCTCTTCGTCGATGGCATCCATCATTTTCTCATCATCATCAATCATTCTGAATTTGGCGATGATGTCTTGTATTTTGCTCATCTTCTTCAGGGGCTTTACACCCATCATCTTCATGAACTCATTAAACAACGTCTCAAACTTATCCATTTATCTTCAATTTAATGCTTGTTATTATGCTCTTTACCTTGTTGAAAAGGTAAACTGCTGGGTTTATTCTATACAAAATAAAGAATAAGGTAAAGAATAGGGCCGTAAAAAAGTAGAGTATATACATTGTATGCCAGTAGCTGTTCGTTAACTGAGTCAACTTGAATACGAGTAGGTCGTACCCAAATGGATTTAGAAAACTCGCTATTACCAGACTTGCTGTTCCTAACTTCTTTCTTGTTTCGTTTGTCATCAGGGTCCATGGAAAGGGTTTATTGACAATCCTTCTGAAGTTATTTTATCTGAAGGATTCTTAGAGGGCCGGGGCACCTATACTTAAATAAATATCCCGTAATTTACCAATATTTGTGGGCAAAATGTATCCCAACAAAAATAACGGCTATAGCTATCCCTATAGATAGGGTTCATACCAAGATATACAAAACTCTCAAACCCCAAGGCAACATCTTAAAAAGTTCCCACATAGTGTTTATTTTAAATCGTTTGATTGATAATCTGTCCTTTGGTTAAAGCCGTAAATAACGCCCATCCTGAAGGCTTCACAATTCATGTTCTCATAGGCCATGGCCAAGATTTTCTCCCTTGCATCGGTTCCTGTGAAACCCTCAAGCTCAGGAATTTCCTCGTAAGGTAAGTTTCCCTTATAATACTTTCTGAATGAGTCCCTTGAACCGAACAGAGTGACATTTTCGTGGTTGCTCAGATGCAGGTCAAGATTCTGTGACCAGATATGGTCTTCCTTATGGTCTCTGATTTGATAAAAGGTAATATCCTTATCTGGGAAGGATTGAAGAATCATCTCTTTGCGGATGTCGAAAGATAGCGGATTCCTTGGATTAGGTAGTCCCGGCTCACCCAAAAGAATAACCAACTTGTCAACCTTAGCCAATATGCTGTTAATTAGGTGAAGATGGCCTGAATGGAGTGTGGCCACCTGAAATCTTGCTACTATTGCGCCTGTTCTCATTTATTAAATTTTGTGCAAGATACGATGAAAAGTTTAATCTTGCAAGTAACTTTTAGAATACCGTATAATTAAACCTGAACAAAACTCCCACATTAAGCAAAAATTTTTTAAAGGTTTGAAATGTTAAGATTTATTGTAGACGGTGTTGTACCCCAGAGTTACAAACTGTGCTAACCTACGGTTTAGATGAGATGGTACGCATTGTTAAGAGGCTTTCACGTCTTCGGTCCATGATGATGCATCATCAGAGGGCTAATTATTTTCATTGTAAGACCAGATGTATCCTTTATAGTTTTTTTTTCTTCCTTTACAACAAGCACAAATATTGCCGGTATGATAATTTAAAATTCGGTGAATTTCAGAAACAGAAATCCAGATTTTAATTACTTCACCCTCTAATGTTTTTTGTACTATTTCTCTTCTGTATTTTTCCTTACCAATCTTAGTAGATTTAGCAATATTATCCTTGTGTTGTTGAGTTAACTTTTTCCCAAGTTTAGATTTTGTTTGATTATCGACTGTACTTTTAGGTAAAGATTTACCCTTTAATTTCTTTCTGATTTTTTCTTTGGTCTCTTCACTCACAACTCGACCCTTTGAGTTTCCAGCTATAGGGCAAATGTTAATTGTAGGTTTTAAAATGTCAATATAAAATTGTTCTCGTTCTAACAAATTAGCCCCGTCAACAACTTCCAATATTTTAAAAACTATTTCACTATGTTTTTGATATAACCTTCTCATCTTATAGTTACAGTGTCTACCACCATTTAAGTCGCTTAAATGTTTTTTAAACCTCTTTTCAAACGTCCCTGTTGTAGACCCAACGTATAATTCATCCCCGATATTTATTGAATAAATTCCAGCCATATCAATAAATATCTCACTTTAGGCTAAAAGTCAAAAAAATCCCTTGGCCTTCGGGCTAATTAATGTTTCCATAATTTATCTTGGTATAGCGCCGTGCGTTTCCATGCAGTTAACTGCAATACCGGCAATTTTACGCATAACTTTTAGGGCTTCAGTATCACCAGCATTGAGTGTCCAAGCTTCATCCAGCTTGTTGATGTAGTGATGTAACATTACGGTGAATTCACCAACTGTACGAACTCTGCCGTCAGTTCTGTCGGATGAGAGAGAGAGAGTCTTGATATTCACGTTCGCCATCGATTACGTGGTAGACTTCATCACGACTTGTAGTTGCGTTTAACATAGGATATTGTTTTAGTTGAGCATACAAGCTTTCGCCGGTACGCTCAAAGTTAGTTTATTTTTTGAAGTCGCAGCCATACCTTTCTTTCAGGCAGGTCCCCTTCCGTCTTCACTAACAAATTGACTTACGTGGTGCCGGGTGGGGTTGAACCACCGACACATGGATTTTCAGTCCATTGCTCTACCAACTGAGCTACAGCACCAAATATGATGCAGAACATGCTGCATCGATATTTGACATGGGGTCTTTGCCTCCTGTCAACAGTTTTCTTGAAAACGTGTCCAAAATCAAAGGAGCGATATATTTCATTTTTAATCAACTAAACTCTTCTCCCTGTTGAGCAAAATGTGATAAGATTGTGCTTAGGGATTTGGGCCCTATGAAAATAGGCTCACCACTGTTCCTAATAAATGAGATGACTCAAGCACATTAATTCACTGGGCATAATACCAAAGCTCTTGGTTTCTCCAAAATGTCATTCCACTCTTCATCTGACATTGCTGCGTCATCTGCTGTCCATCTGGTACTGTAAACTTCACCGTACCATGTTGTCTCAGGAAGATAAACACAATCTGCGTCAGCATCGGATAATGGAGAGTAACCGTTACCTTCAGCATCTTTCTGTAGAATCACTTCCATTTCATCAGGAAGATTCTCCAAAAGGGCTTTTAATTCTTTTACATTCATAGTGGTGCAGGGCATTTTCGAAGTGCCGACACCTTGGTTTTCAACCAAGTGCTCTACCAACTGAGCTACCGCACCATAACATTCACGCCGTATTCTATTTTTGACGTTGGTTGTTGGACCATGCTGCTGTCCGTGGGTCCCCGTTCATAGGGGTCTGCGTCCACGTAACTCGTTGAACCAACCCCTGCCGTTAGGCATATTAAAGCACACTGGGCCCGGAATGCTTTCGTAACCCCGAAGGGCTTACCTAATTGCTATCCTCATTCGGTCGATTTCCGACTGCCATTACCTTAGGACCATTATTTGTTTGATTGCTGTATCGAATCTTATCAAAAAACTTCAGGATGCAAATATACTAAGTTGTTTCTCACTTGTCAACTTTTTGACCAACTTTATTTTAAAGAAATTTAATTACTGGCTTCAACGTCTCTTTATAATACGGAACCTCAACCGTCATCTTTCCATCATTCCTCTCAAGATACAATATGTACCTATCCTTGAATTCGAATACTGGGTGGCCAATCTCAGCTGGCTTGAACCCAACGATTCCCTGAGGCGAAGAAAGAGACCCAACCATTACTGGTAAGGACTCCTTATCCGCTACAGATATCATTTCTATAATCTGATTAACGATTGATATTTTCTGTTCATCCTTCATTTAGTCCAGCTTGTTTTAATTCCAGTGCGTAAAGTTCTGGACTCTTGGTTCTAAGTCTTTGAAACCAATCATCCGTCTTTATCTTGCAATAGTATAGGTGATTATTACCTTTCTTGCTTTGCGTAACACCCTTGCATATGAGTCCTTCTGTTAACCCAAACTCATTTGCCTTCACCCGCTGCACCAATTCCTTGTTAAGGTTGCCGGTGTAAACGATGCGTGGTATACCTGTATGTCCAAAGTCGTTGATAAACTCCTTCGGCACTATCAGGCCATGCTTGTGTTCTGAGATGTCAAACAGAACAATGTCAAATTTATCATTGAGGAAGTCATGCTGACCGAATGATGATTTCTCACCAATAAGCTCAGCAAAGCAAACGAATGCTTGAGAGTTCCTGTAATCCTTTGACTTGAAGACCTTGGTTAAAGCGTCTTCGTATTTGTCCCTGAAAAGATTTACTGCAAAGCCAAACTGTTCATGCTTGTCATCAACATCAATTGAAATATCGAATGGGTCGTCTTTGAAAAAGTAAGTTGTAAATTCAACCTCTTTCTTCTCTTTCGTTTCTGGATTATAGGTATTTCTGAAACATCCTTCTCTTATTTCCCATATGGGAAGTTCAAACATAACTACACTGACCCTTGTGGATTTGATTATCCACATGGTTCCCAGATTTGGGTCTGGTATCCGGCCTTTGGCCACCAAGTAGTCTGTTTTGTTCATTAAGCAAATATACAAAATATTTTGATATAACAAAATAAAAATAACTTATATTCCACCCCTCTTATTCAGTGTTTTAGTATTGGACCTATTTCTAAGGTCAGATATTAGTGAGTCTGGGATTTTTAAACCTCGTGATTCGAAATCTTCGGTAATTTCTTGAATGCGCAGTGTGCCCTCGCATATGCCTTCAATCCACATGTTGACATGCAGACCCCAGCTTTTTTTACCCATGAGTACACCTCGTACTATATTGGTATGCCGTGTGGGTATATCTACCTTTGTGTTTGAGTGTGAGAATTGGCCATTTTCGTATTGGCGGAATACATTCTTACCTTCAAGGCCATTTATGTCAAAGACAAAATTAAAATCTAAGTCTAAGTCGCTGCCGCAGAATGTTAGTAAACCGTTAGACGAACAATCAAACCACTCTGCAACCATCGGCAAATGGTCGCTCTGTGGTGAGGTCTTTTCGCCCTGTGAAATTGCCGTATCACAGGTATAAATCACCTCTTTTTGTGGAGAATATCGGAGTCGAACCGATGACCCCCTACGTGCAAGGCAGGTGCTCTAAGGCCAACTGAGCTAATTCCCCAAATTTTGCCGGATGTTACCGGCTTTATTCAAATATAGCCTTATATTTGAACCATTATGTTACCGGCAATTGCCGGTTAGCGGATAAGACGGGACTCGAACCCGCAATCTCTTCCGTGACAGGGAAGCGACATACACCAATATGCTGCCTATCCGAATAGAGGGTCAAGCATGTGACGAGCATGCTCTTCGGTAGTCAACCAACCCTGCTCAGTAACCACATTGGGATTCGAACCCAAATCTCCTACTTGAGGGGCAAGCGACCTAAACCATTAGTCGATGCGGCCATTTTTTCTTCCTCAACTCTCTTACGATTTCGTATTCAGCAAGAGTAAATGAATAAAATGGCTTTATATCCAGATTCATTTCTCTACACCAATTACAATACGTTCCATACTTTTGATTCAACACTTGTTTAGCTTCTTGTTTGGCTTCCCAAAACTTAAAATTACTCGTTTGAAACATGGTCTTATTTTAGTAGTCCCCGTGGGAATCGAACCCACTGCAAGCTTACGCTATCTACCTTGAAAGGGTAGTCACTCACCCAATTGTATTGAGGACCATATGTTGTCATCCTGACGGGTTCGAACCCGTATCAGCAGATTGAAAGTCTGCTATCCTGAACCTATTAGACGACAGTATGTCGTTATTTTTTCTTCTTGTCCAGCTCTCTCATTATTTCCCATTGCTTCAAATTTGAATCAACAGTTTCTTTATCACTGGGACAACTCATAACAAAATTTCTTTTCAAGTACGCTTCCAATTTCAATAACTTGTTAACGTCATTGTCACAAAGACCAAACAAAAATTTTGTTTGATTCGTACTTCTGTTGTTCACCCATGCAAGAGTCTCTAACATTTCATTTGTTTCCATATTTTTCTCCAAATTTATTGATGTATGCTAATAATTTTTCATCTGTGTAACCGCTATGTTCTTCATGATGACAGTTAGAACAAATCAAAACACATTTGTCAAGTTCCTTCTGTATTACTGTCCAACTTTTGTTACCTTGATTGGAGATAGAAAAATCTTTTTGCTCAGGGTCAAGATGATGAAATTCTAATGCGCTTAAACTCTTTTCATATTTGCAACGGATACAACAACCACCAAGATATTCAACCGCTCTTTTCTTTGTTCTGTAACGTCTAACTCTTGTCATGCAGCTATTGCAGATAGAGCTATTCTTTACATTTTCACCAAGGTCCTTTTCACAAATCTTACATTCAAAATTTTTAAGTTTGAATCTGTATAATCCGTGTTTGTTCAGTATCTTAGGAACCGTTGTTCGGTGTACATTTATAAGCTTTGCAATTTTTGAATTGTTTAAGCCAGCTTCTAAGTATTGTATTAATTGTGCTTTCATACTATATAAGTATGCAGCAAAAATCAAAACGACACATAGATTTCAAAGAACGACTCACCAAGTGAGTTTGTGGTACAGGTGGGGCTCGAACCCACGACACCCAGAGCTTCAATCTGGTGCTCTACCAACTGAGCTACCGTACCTTGTCTCTTTTTAAAGAAGAGTAACTTTCGGGAACGCCCCGTAAGGCTTTCCATTTGTGGGTGAAAGAGGAATTGAACCTCTGACCTGTACGCTGTTAGCTAACTGCTCTACCAACTGAGCTACCGCACCTTTTGATTTGTTAGGGGCCTCATCAGCCCCCAGCCTTGGTAGACAAATCTAACTACACCTGTGGTACCCAAGGGAATCGAACCCACTTCATCCTTACGGACGCTCCCGTGACAGGGAGTACACCAACCGTTATGCACCGTGTCGTTTTTATCTTGAATTGCCCTTGCAATGCGTGTCTAAAGTTGCGTTGCAATTAGGACAAACAATTCGTAAATTCTCAATTCGATTATCTTTATTATTACCGTTTATATGGTCTAAAATTAAGCTCATTCTCTTCCCCATCCATTCTTCACCTTGAGGACAGAGTTCGCATTGACGAATTTTTAAACCGGCTTTATAAAGCTTCTCTTTCAATTTTGCTGTATTCGTATAAGTTGACTTTTCAACCAGAATTTCAGACAGTTCAATTTTAGTTACTTTTCTATTATATGCGTAATTTCCAAAATGAGTGATACTTAAGTCATATTTCTCAATATATCGCTTAATTGTCTGTCTATTACCATAGTTACGTACATTTAACCCGACCTTTCGTACCACATTAGAATAACTATTCGATTCTTTTACAACCTGTTCTAAAACATTCTTTTCGTATCTCATATTAAAATAAAAAACCCTCAGCGTTAGCTGAGGGTCATCGTTATAAGTTACATTAACTTAAGACAATAGCTCAGCATCTGGGAGTATCCTCCGCAGCGGCTTCAATGCTAAAATCAAATATGTTGTTAATGTGTGTCATGTCTTTTTTGTTGTGAGGACAATGCCTCTGTTCATAAATATAAGCAAATATACGAAAGGTTTTGAGAAAAGCAAATTATTTTGAATTTTTTTTAAAAAAAAATAAAAAATTAAGTTCTTTGGATGACGTGAAGGCGAACAGTACAAAAACTCCGTATTTTAGCAGAGTAAAAACACGCCAACCGCTCTTTGTATTTTTCTCAGAACCTATTTCTTTCTAAGTGCATAGAGTTCATTTTTCAACCCAGTACCACTTCTGGGTAGCTTAGAATCCGTAGGACTTATTTTGTTTCGTAATTTTAACTCACCCAAAGAACTTGAACCAAAGATATAACCCCAATCGTTACCATCCAAATTTTTCTTAGAACTTTTTCCACTTATTATTTTCTGATAATTCAAAGAACTGGGCCAGCTCCTTCGGTACATCAATGAAATCTTCAAAGTAAGGTTCCGTCTCTTTATGACCAACTTCATTCTGACAAAGTACCGGCACAATGTTATCCTTGTGCTTTCTTATATCTTCCATTGATAGGATACCAACAGCGTTAAACTTCTGGTGCCAGAAGAAATAATAGTCGCATTGTGAGTTGACCTTTCTCAGTGGGATGTGAATGGTTGGATAGGTGAGCTTGATAGCGTAGAACTTTGGTCGTACCTCATTCTCGATTCTCAGCTGGTGGCCGCTGGCATTCTGGAATACCAAGTCGAACTTCTTATAGTGCTCTTCGGTAATGTCACCAACCGGCTCATAGCCTAGGTTCTTCATCAGGGATATAGAGGCAAGCTTTGCCTTGGAATCACAAGCATCATATGCTTGCTTGTTAAATGGTCTTTTCATGGATATGCAAATATACGAAATTATTTACTCAAGAAAAGACTAATCTGGCTTGTATCTGAAACCTTGAAAGCAGAATTCCAAAAGCCCGTCATATTAACCAATTGAACAAGCTCAGCTTCAGATATCTCTTGAACCTTATATGTGGGATATCCATAATAAAGTTCAAGCTCTACCAGTGAGTGGTACCCATTACTATCTATGTACTGGCCGGTTGAACGGTCCTGCAAGACCACATGGCCGAAGTCATTTATCATAACCAACCTGTATTTTGCCTTATCAACCTTTTGATAGAGCTTTAATGCAAAATAACCACAACCACCAAGATTGATGTTAGGGATGCTTGTTGTAAGTGTAATATTGCTATCGTTCGGAAAGTGCTTTACCATAACCAGAGGATGGTTATTGGTTGACCTGACTATAATAACACAAATGACCAATCCTGTAAGTAGCCCTGATAGATACTTCCACATTGGCTATTAGTGTTTTAGTAGATTCAGATAGTTCTGAGAATATTTGTTTCTGAGATGTTTAAGCAGGGTTGCGTAAACTCCACCAAATCCTTCATCACCGACAGCTTTTAATTGCTCTATTCCCTTGGCCAAATCCTCATCCTGAATCATGGATTGAAGAACCTCAAGATACTTCAGAGCTTCACCATTGTTTGCATCATGGCTACCTACTGAGTATCCCACAACCTTTGGTGGGTTCATAAGAACGTGGGCAATGACGTTTGGATCCTTATCACGTAGCGACATGTCATACTTTTGAAGGGTATTAAGGTCGTAAGCTTCGGTCATCAGGCCAAGTCTCTTGGACATGTCCAAAAAGGTTGAGAATATGTTTTGTTCAGTTAATATACGGTCAGCTTTCTTCATGATTGGGTGATTTGTCAATAAATATCACGAAAAATAGGATTATCTTTGTAAAAACCGCTTTGCCTTCAGGTTTGTCAAAATCTCAAGAATGACCTGCCCATGGCAAATATAAGGGTAAGGTGGGTGATTTGAGTCGTCGATGCACCAGCAGCCGAGGGTCTTGCCATCCAGCTCCATTATCTGGGCCATTAGCGCCTCATTAGCGAGCAGATATTCCCTGAACCGGCGAATTGCCTCATCTCTGGATTCAACGATAAATTCGGCCAGTACGTGCTTCTCAGTGATATGGGAGAATGGATTGCCCCAGATACTTGGTCGGCCTGTTGTTGGACATTTACCTCGACCAATGTAAACATCATAATTTTCCTTATTGACATGGACCACTTTAGACATAAAGACCCTTTTTTATACAGGTTTGAATAAACTTGTCCTTCAGCTTTTCGAGTTCAGCTTGGACCACCTTACCCTGTTCAATTTCAAGGTCGGTTTCATGTACGGATAGGTCGAGGTGACCGATGACTTCATCGTACATTGTAATTCTTGCTTCAATTTGAGATTGAGTCAATTTCATGATTAATTCTGGCTTTCGAATAAAAAACCATTTTCGATTTCTTCAACAATTTTTATTTCATCTTTTTTCTTAGCCATATTATAAACATTAATCAGGTCTAAATCATCAAGATTGCCGTACCTTAAAGGTAGAAGTTTTTTCCATTCTGGAACTGTCGATGTTGTATCAACATATATAAAATCCTCGCCATCCTGAATTAGTGAACCATAATTCAGATATGGTGCTAACCAAATAAAAGGAATTTTTGCAATTAACAATGTTAAGTTAGCATCTATTTTATATCGAATCATTGATTCCGAAAAAATTCTTCTATCAGTCACAAAAACTCTAAGTTCATCTGTTGATGCAAATTCAGTAGTTGTTGATAATTTAATTAACATACTAAAATTATTTTTTTCGTCCTCTTACCCAGCCAGTTTCTAAATAATTAGAAATTTCAGTAAGTTTTATTTTTTGGTCTTGCCCATCTTTTGTTACCCAGCAAGTTCCGAATTGTGAATTTTCAACACCAATTCCTTTATTTTTATTCGCAAAACTCATTAACTTTTTTGATTCATCGGTATGCGTTTTATTTAGAAATGTTTTGAAATTATGATTACCTGATGTTATGTGATTGATACGAATTGCTTTCAAACGCTCTTTATATTCCGCTCTGAAAACCAAATCTGTCTTAACCTTATTAAGATAAGCTTTAACACCGGCTGCGGAACATTTCTTCATATGTTCTGCGCTAATAAACCCGCCAGTTCCACCACTCATCAAATTCATACAAAGTTCATGAGATAAATGTTGCTCAGTGATTAATTCTCGCTCCCTTACAACTAATTCTGCTCTACTTTGGCAATATTCCAATATCTCTTTGGAATGGTTATTTTTACCATACTTTCTAATTGACCTTCTTAACCTTTTCCCGCTACCCAGATAACCGTCATCTATATTGGATGTTGAGTGCATTCCGATGTAATATCGGTTTGTAACAGTACATGTGGTCTTGTAGATGTAGTGAATGTTGTGTTGTTTCCTTGGCATATTTACGATTTCTCATAAATATAATCAAAGGAACAAAAAAGTCAACCAGTGGGGATAGAGGGAGTTGAACCCCCACGCCTTTCGGCGGCAGATTTTGAGTCTGCTGCGGCTACCAATTACGCCATATCCCCAGTCCTTTACTGGATTGTTGTTATGAACTCAGCATGCTCAGGATACCTAACCAACAACTCTTCTTTGCTAACCTTGTTGGCTTCCTTAAGAATTTCGAAATGAACCGGAGGAATCTTGCTCATTCTCTCTGCGATTTTATCGTGCATCTTTTGCTTTGCTTCTTTCATAGCATCCATCTTCAAACGAAAACGTTTCATCTCGTCATCGGTTAATTCCTTCTCAACAATACGAGGCTCTTCGCCGGTAATGCGAGTTGTTATTGTTACTTTATTCATGTGACCCCAGAGGGATTCGAACCCTCACACTACTTAATTCGCCGCAGATTCTAATTCTGCGTTGTCTGCCAGTTCCAGCACAGGGCCAATTATTCTTCCAACTTGCCGGTACCACGGCATTTCCAACAACTAACAACGATATTCATTTCACCAGATGGCATTACTTCCAATCCGGTACCAGAACACAAATGACAAGTTACTATTTGATTATTCGTGAACTACCCACCCACGCCAAAGGCGATGGGATAGGCTTCTTTGCAGAAGTCTTATTTATAGCTCCACCCGTGTTTTCGACAGTTCCTGCCGAGTTTAATATTTTTAATCCTTCTTTTAGAATGTTCTTTGCAGCGTTTAAATCACGGTCTAATACGTGTCCATTCTTACAAGTCCAGATACTATTCGTGAGTATATTCTTTCACAAGGTTAGTATTTGTCGCTTACATCCCATCCACGTAAAAACGATGGATGGGTTTTACGCTCCGTTTTATAAAATAATTTGCGCTTCCCAAATCATATTCCAACAATGCTATCTTCAAGTTTGACCCATTCGCAACATCTTTTTGAACATCACGATATTTTTCCAATTCTTCTAATAAATCACTCGATTTCATGGTTCTTGTTTTTTAGATACTCTTTATACTGTCCTTCAGTAATTACATACAGTTGAAGGGCTTCCTCCAATGGAAAGATTTCTTCTTCGACAACCTTCTCAACGATACGACTTCTTATTCTTATCTGAGAAGGATGTTGTGGGTCAAGGTCAATCCAATCTAATTCGAACTGTTCACCAATACCTTGACCAGAGTTCATTATACGAGCTTCTTCAGTGAAGTATTCTTCACGTGTAACTCCAAATTGTAAAAGAGCATCCTCGAATATAAGACCGTTCTCAACGGCTATATCCAATTCTTTATATTTGCTTACTTCAGTACTCATAAAACAAAGATACTAAAAATAATTCAAAGTGCGCCAGATGGGATTCGAACCCACATAACCAAAGGTTTAAGCTTTGTACGGATTGCCGTTTTCGTCACAAGCGCATTCTGTAGCCCGTGAGAGACTCTAACTCTCAACGTTTCTGATGTTTTCCACTGGGTTTGAACCAGCAAGCTTTGCCAATTTGCTCAACAGGCCATTTTTATGGTTTCGATATTCTCTTACAAAATTCTTCATAAGAAATTCCAAATAATAGTTTAGTGACCTTGGCACGAGCCTTACGGCCCACGAGATTTTAAGTCTCGCATGTGCTACCAATTTCATCACAAGGCCATCCTTTTTTTCTTCCTGAATGTCGGCGTTTGACTGTGACAATTGGGACAAAGTATTTTCAGATTTTCCAATCTATTATCGGTATTGTCGCCGTTTATGTGCTCCAACTCGAATATAATTTCTTTTCCCATCCATGTCATAGAAGTGCTCTGCCACTGAGCTAAAGAACCGCCGTCTTCGCCTTGTAAGGACGAGGTATTAAACCACTATACGACAGGGGCATTTGTGGGAGTTGACGGGCTCGAACCGCCGACCCTCTGCTTATTTCATAAGGTTCGTCAAGATAACACCAATGATTACCGAAATGACAGTAACAACAGCCATTGTTATTGTCGCAATTCTCGTTTCTCTGATTGTTTTCTTAAACCTCTCATCTTCTCTTTCCTTGTCTTCTTCTCTCATTTCCTTTTCTCGTTTCAAATCTTCTTCTCTTTCTCGTAATTCCCTTTTTAAATTCATCATGATTCTTTGTTCTTCAGGATTGGTTATATATGGTGCGTTCATATTAATGAAAATTTATTTGTAGAAGTGACAGGATTCGAACCTGTGGTCTTCTGCTTGTAAGGCAGACGCTTTAAAACCAGCTAAGCGACACTCCCATTTGGCTGTTACCAGCCCTCTATCCCTGCATGTCGTACACGATGACAATTAGAACAAAGTAATACGCACTTATCCAACTCTTCTTTAATTTTTTCCCAGCTCTGATATTTGATTCTCTCAAAATTCTCATCCTTGGTGGTCGGGTCCAGATGGTGAAAATCAAAGACTGCGTAATGAGTATCTTCCAACTTCAACTCACAATCCAGACATTCACCACCTTTGTAGTCAATCATTTTAAGTTTGACATTCTTAACCCTTTCCGTATGATATTGATTACTACAATTTTTACAATAACCGCCGTAATCTTCTCTGTTGTATCTCTTATAAAAATCACCAAGTGGTTTAATGGTCTCACACTTCGGACAATATTTTTCAACATCATCTTTTTTGTTATACAGCTTCTTGATTGTTGCCAATTCAAGTTTCTTCAACCAGTACTTGATGTTCCCTTGAGACGTTTTAAGTTCGTTGGCCAGCTCTCGCTGCGATAGACCTTTTTTAATAAGTAATTCCAGTGTTTCTCGTTCCATTTATATGCTTTCATATAAATATCACTCACTTTGAAAAAGGATGCTCTAAACCAACTGAGCTAAACTCCCACGTGTATTAATGAAACTCATCGGCTTCAATAGCCTGCTGAATCCATCTTATCAACGTTGACCCCTTTATCTCCGGCTCAAATCTTGCTCCTTTGAGGTCATCCGTTAGCTTTATTGTATCCACATAGATTGAAGCTCCTTGTTCCTGCTCGATAAACTCGGCCTTGAACCTTGTCTTCTCTACTGTGTGAATAGGGAATGTGTAATTCTTTCCCAATGCAAATACCTGATAAATCAAATCACCGTTAGCTGGTTCATAATATAACAGCTTTGCATTTTCTTTGGACTTATATAAGTCCTTCTTGATTTCATTCTTGTCTACGCTCATCTCGTTTCGTTTTTAAATAAATGTGATAAACTTCATCAAGGAATTTATTTTCTTTCGGATTGTGCAACTGATACCATTCATCAATCTTACCATTCCTGTACCAACCTTCTTTGATTCCGAACCTGTAGAAGTCAACAGCATCATTATTGATGCCAGCTTCCCTTCCAGAGAAATCCTTGAACAATCCTTCAATCGTTCTGCTTATTCCCTGATTCGGTATCTGGTAAAGCCGGTCCATGTTTCGATTGTAAAACCATCTGTTCGCAAGCGAAAAATTAATAAATCCTAATGCGTCATCGTTAGTTTCCATTCCCTTAATTGTTCTCGTTTGAGGTTAATCAATCTGGTTATGTCTCCATAAGATACGTAGCTACTTTGTCTTAAGTCTTCAAGTGAACCTGTCCATGCCTGAACGTGATTCAATGAAAGCAAGAGTTCAATTTCGATTTCCAATTTCTCATTCTCACTCATAACTTAAAACATTTAAGAGTCCCCAACTGGATTCGAACCAGTGATTTATTTAACGTGTTCATACCACCAACCTAATTGTTTTGATGTTCGTATTCTATGATGATTAGCACATAGAACATCACACTTCTCAATTTCTTTTAGTATGCTATCCCAGTTATGATGATAAATCATTTGTGAGATATTCAAAATTTTATCTTCTTGCTCTCTGTGGTCAAAATCTAAAACAATTGGATTTGATTCGTCGCAGACAATACAGTGATGCGTCTTAAAATATTCTAATAGGTTCATACGATTCTCAGTCGTCTTAATTATTTTCCTATCGGTACTTCTCTTAACATACTCATCACGATACTTTTTATAGTGACCTTGTGGGTCTCTATTATCCTTATAACATTCTTTACACTGCGAATGAAATTGATTTTTTAATTTCATTCGTATAAAAAAATCAGTTACATTTTTAACCTTACCGCATTTGCTACATTTTTTTGTTTCCATGATAATAAATATCATCATGAACTGCAAAAAACGAATAAAGTTTTGCAATTATTAAGAGTCTACGGTCAGATTCGAACTGACAAGATAGCTTTCGCTAAAAAAGGTTTTGCAGACCTTTGGTTTCAACCACTCACGCCACGTAGACATATTAAAGAACTTGCAGACCGGCACCTTTGACCACTCAGCCATGGGGATATATCTTATCGAAGAGCACCTGAACGGGTTCGAACCGCTGTAATATGGTTTGCAGCCATACGCCTGTATCCACTCGGCCACACGTGCATAAAAAAACCCAGCCAAAAATTAATTAAGCTGGGTTTAATGTTATTTTTATAAGTTATTATAACACCAATAGTCCAGCCTTGCATGCCACAAGTAGCACACATAAACAAAGGACCAATATGTTGTTATTCTTTCTCATTACTTTTTGTTGTATTGTTATAAATATAAGCAAATATACGAAAGGTTTTCTAAAAAGCAAATTTTTCTTAAGCTTTTTTTGATATTTTTTTAAATGCCAAGAAATCCAAGGTAACCGCTCTGATGAATGTTTCGTCCTCAAGGTAGATGTAATCGATTGGTTTTACACCGGCTGAACGCTTCTTGGTTAGGGTATCTGAAAAGGTTATTGCAATGGAATCATAGACCCTTTCAAGCGTCTCACCATACAACACAACAAAGGCTGTATACAACGCATCCGCTTTCTGATAAAGGTATTCCTCACGGCTCAGTCGGTAAATGACATACGATTTCTTGTCTGGTGTTGTTTGTGTTAATAAGCTGCATCCAAGCTTAGGGGATTCCCCGTGCAAAAGGGTCTTAGCGAGGTCATCTCGTGGGTCATCGCTGGTTAGGTCTAATTCTGCTCTGATTAATGGCTCTCTGTCGCCAATGTGGTCGCCGAACCTTGATTGGTAGGCAATCTTTACTGAAGATTTCATATAATGGTTGTAAGCTATTTTTGGTCCGCCACAATGGGTCTGGACTAACTCACATTTCAAATATAGGACTATATTTGAAATAAGTCAAGTCCTTATATATTATTCACGAAATTTATGGTATTTCCAATCTTCTCCATTGTGAAATTGGCTGGTGTGAATTTGGTCGCAAAATAGGTATACATCTTGGTACGGCCAGTATCATCACCTGTCTCGACTTCACCCTTCTGCTTTTCTGCTATTCCCCTGATTTCAAGCTTACCCAGATTGGTTACCCTTGTTACAAAATTCTTGGCGTAATATCTCAGGAAAGCTGGGATTATACCCTGAAAAATAGTGGACATCTTGATAAATACGGTCTTCATATTGTTGGTCTTTTCCAATTTAAAATTACTCACAAAAGTAACGGAATAATCAAATAATGTACGACCCTTAACCTCTCTTTTCTTGATACCCTTGAAATGAACAAGAACATTCTCATCGCCAGCCTCAAAGGTGTAGAAAACTTCCTGAAGTACCGGCATACCTCTAACTGAGGTTGCACTTTCATCTGACATCTCAAACGGAGCTATCTGACTATCGCCAAGTTCCTGTAACATGGTCTGCTCTTGGAGAGCTTCTTTTAAAAGGGATTTAATCATTGATTTCATACCAATAAATATTGACAAATCCAAGCTTTTTCATTAAATTAATGAAAATCATGAAAAAAGGGTACGTATATCTTTTGCTTGAAGTTAACCAGCACGGTGAGGAATACCACAAGATAGGGATTTCCATAAATCACCCTGAATTGAGGGTTAAACAGCTCCAGACGGGGAATCCTAACCTTATACGTGTCCTGTCCTTCTATGAATCGGTTAATTTCAAAAAGGTGGAGCGCTTGATGCATGCGAGATATCTCCGAACCTTGGCCGAGAATGAGTGGTTTAATCTGACCGATGAAGAAGTACTCAATTTCATTCCTACATGCAAAAAGGTTGACGAAACCGTCAACCTTCTAAAGGATAATCCTTTCTTTTAAAGCACCTCAATAACCTTCCCATAAACGTTCTTGGTCCAGCCATTGATGTTGCCCCTATTATTTGCTATCTGGCACCCCTTAACATCATTCTTGGCATTTACCAGATGTGTAAAAAATCTTCCTTTCACCTTGCAGTAGACTATATCACCGACCTCAACCTCTTCCCATGTCGCCGGTGCTACCCGATGCTCTTGACCCGACCTTATTAGCGGAACCATTGAATTCCCCTTCTCACTGGTGGTTACTGTTTCACCATTCTGTAGCTTCTCTAATTTATAGTTTCGCATCTTGTTTCGGTAGTTCTATGTCGCTGCCCATGAGATAAAGATTGAACAAGGCATAGTTTCCAGTTTCATCATTTTCCATAATGATGTCATCGTAAGCCATGTTATGGAAATCAGTAATCCATTGCTTGAAGCCATCCATGGCCTTGCCAAGATTCTTTCCACTCAGACCGTACCTTTCCATAACTATTCCACCATTGAACTTGGCCTTCAGGTAAAGTTCCCTGCAATGTTCGTATTCCAACCTCTTGATTTCAATGTCCATCTTAGCTTCAGGAAAGGTTTCCTTGATGAGCTTAAGAAAGACAGTCTTATCTTCAGGTACTGGACATTCATGTTCTTCGTCTGCCGCATACTTTTGAATCCATTCAAGGAATGACTTATAAGAAGCACGTTTCGCATTACGGTCACGGTTGATTTTATTCAATGATTCCAATTGGAACATCTTCCAGTTAAAGAACGGTGATTCAGCAATGAAAACAAAGATGTCTTCAAGAGTCCAGAACCCATGACGGTACCTTTCGTAGTCCAACCCAAGGAACTTAAAAATCTTCGGATAGTCCATTGAAACAGGAATCTTCCCGATGTTTTGTCCCTTGAATTGATGCTCGTACCAAAGACCTTCTTGTCCATACTTCAAACCGAACCTGTGGGCCAGTCTTCCGATATAGTTACCAAGGTCATTGTATGAAAAATACATCAGGCTGGTATTATAAAACTTCCTTTCGGTATCAATCAGGTCTACTTGCAATTCCTTATAATCAAAGGACCAGCAATCACCATTATTGAAAATTTCATTTGGCTTGAAGGTTTCTTCAATGTATTCTTTCATGTTCAGTCTCGGCTCCCGGAGAACCAAGATGTCCGCATCACCGAATGATGGCTTTGAACCGTAGAATTTGGGCATGTCTACCCTCATGAAATCCTTTCTCAGAATTTCCATGATTTCGTAGCTGATGTCTTCAAATTCAGCACGTTCGTAGCGTCTTGTCGGTGTATTTTTTAGTGCTCTTCCGCCTATAGTTGTAGACTGTTGTTGACAGCCCCTCCTTATTTAATTCGTTTAATAATAATTTTTCTATTTCTAAATTCTTGTCTCAATTTGTTAACACAAATTCCAAAGATATCAGATAATTCCTCAAAACTTCTCTTATCAATTTCTCTGGTTCTAAATATGTAGAAAAAATAAAAAAACATCGAACACTCAAAGAATAAGTCCAGATTGTATTAATTCATGAATATATCTGGAATGGCCCTCATTCTTTTCATTGGCGTATCCTAAGCTCAAATGAAGTCCGTAGTAAGGCTTTCCCAATCCAAGCTCGTTACGTATGCCTTGAAGCTTATCCCGGCTCTCTGGGCTTACATTAAGCCACCAGTGCTTAGCATCGGTCCTTGGAGAAAGCTCCAGCATCAACGGAATGATTTTCTTGTCCCATTTGGCCTTGGTTTCGTCCCAAAGGATATCAACCTCATTCAGGTCCCGTTGGCCATTGAGGGTCATGTCCAGTGCTCTGTCATTAATGAATGAAATGTGTGCGCCACGCAGGGGTTTGTTAAGAATAAGATTGAAACGCTTTTTTATGAACCAAGCGTAGTATTCAGAAACATCACCGTCAAGAAAGACCATGGCTATCCGCTTCCAAGAGGCTTGGGAGTTGTGCTTTTTCGTCATGTTCCTTGGCTCGAAGCCAATCTTTCCAATAAGGGTTATTTTGTCGCTCATTTATCCATTCATTGTAGGTCATTTCATAAAAACAAAAACCATTTTTAATCCCATCAGGTTCCATCTCGTTTTCTTCCATGAGTCTGAACCCCAAGGCTTTCATGAAGGGAATCAGCTCCTTTATGTATCTTAATTTAAGAAGACCTGCCGGATTTAGGTCAACTAGTTCGTATTCATGAAATTCAAAATACTTAAGAATGCCATTTTTCATATAGTTGACAATCTCATGCTTGTATTGCGAAGTTATGAAAAGTTCTTCAGAATACGGCAAGTTATCTCCAATTTTTTCCCTGTATAGGTCAGTAGAATAGTTTTCGTTGTCGAATCCATTGTTTAATAACCAATCCTTTATGATTAAATAAACATCGTATTCCCTCATACCAAAAAAGAGTTCAATGTTCGGTCCGATATCAGATATAAATTGTGGTTGACCTTCGGTTGTGTAGATTCCGAGGTCTTTTATGTAGTAGTTCCTGTTAAGATATTTAAAGATTATCTCATTCATCGCCTTGTTTTAAAACCCATTCCTTCCAGTAGGGATTCTTTTTTCGTTCTTCGAGAATATCCGAATAGTTCATCGATACCAAGAATTGTCTTGGTGAATAACCGAAATCTGAATACTCAGCTCTGCTTCTGGTGTAACCAATACATCTCAAGATACCAAGAAAATCATCAATTACGGTTAACCTTCCCCTGTAATAAGTAAGGATTGAAGATTGCAGGTCGTCTATGATTTCATCAATAAGATAGTTGATGAGTTCTCTATTGGAATTGATATGAATGTATTCCCTGAAGTCTGGGGACCAAGCTATGTCCAGCTTGTGCTTATGATAAGCCATATGCCAAGCGTCCTTGACCATTCCATTTGAAAATGCCCATGACCTCAGTGTTCTTCTACAGAACTCAAAGTCATAGGCAAATATCATTGTGATGTCTTTTGTGATTTCAAGGCCCCACTCAGGCTCTTTTTCGAACTTGGTGTAAAATCTATGCTCATTAATAAAATAACGTTTATCAAGGTACTTAACAATTTGAGGGTCGTCAGTGATAATCATATATTATAATTATACGAAAATCCCGAAAACTGTCAATATTACGCCCGTCTAAACTTTGGAAGCCAATCACGTAAAAATACGTTAGATGGGCCACCAACCTTCTCCACCCAGTGGTCGTATTGCCTCTGGTTATCCTCATCAGAACCAAATTCATTACGTACAAAGTCTGGATAAGTTTCACGGTCAAATACCCTTTCGTCCACCAGAAAAACAACAGCTGTAAGCGCATCATTCAAATCAGGCTCAAAGAAAGGAGCATGGCGAATGTTGTTTTCACTCAATTCCAACATCTTCTTGTTCAGAGTACCCAGACGTTCTGGGTTGTTGTTGGTCGTGCCGCCGTCAAGGATAATGAATGTCTTGTCAACATTCGCAAACTTGTCGTAAGGAATTTCATGCTTTGAAAGCACCTTTGACCACTGGCCATATTCAACAACAGCATGGCCGAATTGAATACCCTGTTGGATTGGCTTGATGTTGTACGGAACAAAACCGTACATGCGGTAGATAAGATAACGAGGCGTTTTCCTTGGTGTTGAATTGGGCTTCATTTCGCAAAGTCTTGCTCTGGCAATGAAATCCGAATAAGGTATCTTTTCCTCAAAGAAAGCTTCTTCTGGGTCAGCCTTTGATGTTTCCCAATCCAATAGCTTGATTGGGCGTGTTCTTTCGAGTACGCACCAATCGTAAGCTGTTTTTAATAATTCCATTTTATAATTTTAAACTGATTTGAAAAATACATTGTTTCCAACAAGATTTGTCGCATAACTTTCAGCTTCCTCAACAGTTTCGAAGTACTGTATCATTTTATTCAAATGAAGGAAGTGAAGAACAACGCATGGCTTCTCCACGATTTTGGTTCCGTCATAGAACAAGTTGGGGTTTTCTTCAAGAACCTTTTCAAGGGTATAGATATCGTCATAGTAGCCCAATCCATCCACCCAACCAGCTTCTCTTGGTTGTTGTGTAACGAACCACAACCGTTTTAATTTTGGTTGAGCCGGTGAATAACTCCAAGCAGTTGCGCCCGTCTTATGAACGACCACCTTACCCAAATCCTTCATGTTAATGTACTTTGACATCTTACCAGTTTTTTGTAACGTCAGTAAATAGGGTTGGATTCTCTTTTATCCACTTTAACATAGTGGCCTGCATTTCGAAAGGTATTGGATGGCCACCCATGTAAACTACATCGGTTACTACTTCCAGTTCCTGACCTTCAGGTAAAGAAACGCCATTTGGAAGCTTGGCTGCTTTTTTTAATTTGAATACTCTGTTTATCATCCAAGGATTTTTTTAGTCAACTCTGCTAATTCCATTTCTTCTCTTGCTTCTTTGGAAATCAGCTTATTTAGGGACTTCTCGTAAGAGTCCAATTCTTCCTGATTTATCTTCAGTTGAATCTTGTTGATTCTTGTTTTGAAGTCGGCTTCCCAGTCAGCGACAGAGAAACCAGCCCATTTGAAATCGCCTTTTACACCAAGCCTTGAAACGGCTTCAACGTAAGTACCTTCCTGCAACAGCAAGAAAGATAATGCCTGTACAAATACAGTCACATCACTAACGGTCTGGATATTGAACGAATCAGCAATGCCATTGGCATATTTGAAAGAACAATTGGTGTTCCAGTTAGGTTTCTGTGAAGCACTTTTGATTGCTTCTTTCTTTTGAACTACAACGCTAATCAGCTTTTGTATTTGTTCGTCTTTTGTCAATGTTGCCATAGTTATGCTACTTTAAAGATTTTGTTGTTTTTGATTTTCACCTTCAACTTCTTGAAATTCATCTTAGCGATTTCTTCCAAAGAGATGATGATGGTTCCCGGCTTGTTGGCAGCGTGTTTCTTTTCAGTAATAACGCCATCAACAACTGTTACGGTAGAGGTGTGGTTCAGTACAAAGCCAATTGTTACGTTGACATTGTTATAATACCTGTTATAGCCAGTACCGCCTTGGTTTTCTTCCTTCGTTCTTGGATACAACGCATATTGCTTGTATGTGTTGTCATTTTCCTTGATAAAGGCATGGTCAAATGGATAATCCTTCTCGTTTCTGCGAAAGTAATAATACCTGTGATTCGACTCCTTATTATACACAACATTCTCCAAAAGTACATCCTTTATGATAGGAGAATGTTCACTTTTTTTGAACTTTTCAACCAGCGCAGCGTAGTTATCTGGCACCACATCGCTGTGAACCTTGGCCAGTGTTGCAATTCCCGGCAGAAGGACAAATTTGTTATTCTTGTTAAGGAAAACGAAGCGTTTGCCCAGCTGAACATTGTCATTCCACTCATGTTCACGGTAAAGTGAATCGTACTTGCCCACGTAGGTCAGGATTTCCTGATTCTTTGTTTCGTAGGTGTAACCGTCAACCATTTCCTTCATGGAAACCTTGCCGCTCTGGAGCTTTGTGAACTCCAATGAATTTTGATACTCAGCGCAGCTCGCCGGTAACAATACCAAATCCTTTCCGTCCCATGCGTAAACGAATTCGCCTTCCAATCCCTTGCCCTTCAAAGAGCTTGTTTCCTGCAAGATGAAAAGCAGGTTAGGAATGGTAATTTCAAACTCAAAACCACGTGGGTCCCAAACACGACAATATGTATTACGATGGTTCCAGCCGGTATCGTAACCGCCAGCCTTCTTGTTCAATACAAACCCTTCGGTTGGTATGTTATCGTAGTCATTAGGCTTGATGTTTTTATGTCTCCAGCTGTCCCATGAGGTTTGCTTCCTTAGAACGCCCTTGTTATCGTAATAGATAACATATGCCAACATTTTGGTATAGGTGTCATCACGCTTTTGATAACCAACCTTGATTTTTTTGGGGATGTTTAATTGACTATCCATATGTGTGTTTGTTTTTATTTTCGTTTTTCAAAATGAGTCAGATTCAAAAAGACTGGTTCATCATCTTCACCCAGCTCATACTCAGCACGAGCATAGAAACGATAATCCTTCGCCAGAGGATAATCCTCTGGAAAGTAACCGTTGGGGTAGAATCGGGTCGTTCTCCAGTCCATTACGCTGGGAACAACAACTTCAACGCCGTCTTCCTTAATCTCCACTACCCGTACCAGAGCCCGATGATTGTGTACCATATTTTACTCTTATTTTATCATGCAAAATATCCAACTTTTTTTGTAATTCAGCATCAACTTTATCAAAAGGTTCAAGATATTCCAGAATTTCAATTGATAATTTCTCAATATCACGCAGAATTGTTGCAGTACCATACTGCTGTTTTTTTTTTACGTATTT